CCAAGGGCCGTTAGCATTGCAACCGCTTTATCACGCAACGGGGTTCACCGCCTTTCTTACGCCGCCGTGATTTCGTACCAACCCTTGGTCTTGGGGTTGTCACCGGAACCGGGCGTGACCTTCACATAGCCGATACCGGAAGCGGCGTAATAGGTCTTGTCGCTGGAAACCGTGGTGTCAGCGGTGACAGCGGCGGAACCGGTGATGATCTTCACCGCCTTGGCTTCATTGGTCATGGCCGCAAGGTAATACTTGCGGGAATAAACCGTGTTGCGGCGGATGTTGCCTTCACGCTCCTGTTCCACTTCCGTACCCTTCTTGTTGAACAGGGTAACAGCTTCCTTGGTGGCAATGACCACCTTGCCGGTTTCGGCGTTCTTCTTGGTGTAGATGTTGATACCGCCCACGGTGCCAACATAGCCCTGCTTGGCGTATGCTTCCACATACTTCAGATCGTCCTTCAGGGCCTTGCGAAGTTTGCCCATGTCGGCGGGGTTGACGAAGCCGAAGATGGTCACACCCTCAAGGTTTTCCAGATTCAGCATGGCCGCACCATCCACAAAGGCATCAAAGCCAAGGGCGGTGGTCACGATGGTCATGGTGGCCTCGTTGAAAGCGCCGAAAATGTCAGCGTTCACGGTGTTGAACATATCCGTACCAGCGTGACGGGTGCCGGTGGTGATCACCATGGGATCGGTCATGGCTTCCTCGTCATAATACTGGAAGCGGTTCTGGGCCATCTGAATCCGGTATTCCTTCTCGGTGTAACCGGCTTCAATGGTCTTGGTGTTGCCGTTGCCCATGGTCAGCTTCTCGGTGCCATCGGTGGCCTTGTACTTGTGAATCTTGCGAACCATGCCAGCAACGCCGGTCAGGTTGTTGTCCACGGTGCAAAACTGCTGAAGATCAAGGTGGCTCTGGTACTGATCTTCAATTTCGTTGGACAGGAAAAAGTTATTGTAGCAAGTGTTTGCCATTACTCATTACCTCCATAAAGTTCTTTGTATTCGTCAGGATGGTTGACGGAATAGTTGTAGCGATCCAAGGGGTTCATGGCCTTCAGCTTTTCAAGGGTCATGCCGCCTTCAGCGCCATCACCCTTTTCAGCGGATTTGGCCCCCTTGAACTTGGTGCCGGTGGACTTCTCAAAAAGAAAAGCCGTGTCCTTGCCTTCCACCAGCTTCTTGACTTCATCATCAAGGCCCTTGACGGTTCCATCCTCCGCCAATTCAGCCTTACCGATGAAATCAACCAACAGCGCCTTAACAGCGGTGTTGTTTTTGGCCTTTGCGCCGGTCAAGGCCAGTTCAACCGCATTGCTGATCTTCAGATTCTTCAGTTCAGCGGCGTGATCTGCGTCCTTCTTCTTGTTATCGGCCTGAAGCTGGGTGATCTGATCCTGAAGGGCCTTGGTGTCACCAGAAGCCTTCTTCAGCGTTTCAAGCTGGGTGTCACGCTCTTTGATGGTGTTCTTGGCGGCGGTCAGTTCGGTGTTGACCTCATTGAACCGGGCCTTGGTGACGAAAGAACCGTTCAGGCCCTCCATAACCTTTGCGGCCTGTTCTTCAGTCAGGCCCCATTCCAACAGCTTTTCCTTAGTCATTGTTGTTGCCTCCAAATCCTTTTTTACCGTGGGTTAGGAACCACGATTTTCCCCGGTTCTGTTTACCGCCCACCACCGGGAAACGGCGAAAATGGTATGAAAAAACCACCACCGGCCAAAGGCCGGGGTGGTCAGATCATCAATATAGGGATTTTTCATCCAGTTCAGGTGGCCGGTAAGGGGTTCCCTTATCCAAACAATCCTGAATAATGGCTTTCACTTCCGCTTCCTCAACACCCATCAGGGCGAACAGGGGGAAGTTCTCATGGAATCGTTCAAGATACTGTTCAATCAGTTCAGCCATTTTTCAACACCCCTTTCACGGCTGATTTGCAATCACCTTCAACATATCTTCATACATGGCATAGGACTTGGGAAGATATTTCTTGATGGTTGCCAAACTTTCCGGGGAAGTCATGGTTGCGGAAGTCATTTCCGCAAAGGCTTCAGTTCCAAGGCCCCAATCAATCCCGTTGTAAGTTCGGGTTGTCCAGTAGGAACCACCACCATGACCAATGCCACAGCGGATTTTTCCACGGGTGGCCCCTTCCAATATATCAGAAAGATCACCGTACTGCAATGGGGTCAATGCCTTCACTTCCGCTTGAACAGCGGCATAGGCATAAGATTTTTTAACCTTGAATCCACCATACTTGATGTAGAAATCAGCGGTGTTTTGCGACATCCAGCCTTTTTGTACCCAATACGGGAAATCATCTTTATGGGCCTTCATGTCAGCAAGAACCCGATCCACCCAATCATTCACTTCATCCTTGATGGTTTGGGGAAAAGCCCCGCCCTTGTAAGTAGAAGAAAAATGCCATTGACCATTCGGGGTTCCAAGCTGTGCCGCAAGCCCATCAATGGCATGGCCGCTTTCATGGAAGGTGGTTGCGTAAGGGGCGCTCCAAGAACGGCCTTTAGAATCGGCATCAATATTCACATAAATATTTTTGCCTTGGCAATATGCGCCGCCTTGATGGTCAGCCTTTGCAACCTTGATTTGGTTTTCATACTTATCCCAAGCGGCCTGAAGGTCAGAACTTTGGCAAGCGTCCACACGATCACGAATCTGATCATAATGGTCTTTGCCGAACTTCTTTCCAAACTCGGTGTTGTAGTCACGAAGCGTTTTGGCAACACCGGCCCCGGTTGCAACGGTCAAGCCAGCCTTGGAACCGCCGTTCACGAAGGTCTGAACCCAATCAGCATATTTCATGTTGGCGGGAACATAGTACACATCCCCATCAGCGTTTCGGGCGGCTCTTTCTCCGGCATACTTGGGATCAATGGCCGGGGCCGTAGTTCCTCGACAGTTGGGATGGAACGGCGGCACGGTCACACCGGGTTCATATTGGGAAATGGGGATCACCTTACCATCAAGCCCACCACAAATGGAACAGGTATGGGAATCCAGCGTTTCAATGATTTCCACCATTTCAACATCCAAATCCTTGTAACATTCCTTGGTGGCAACGGCGTTGAAATAGGTGGTTTCAGTATTAACCAACCGCCCCGCCTTATACCGATGAACCCCGAACTGCTTCTGAATGGCTGTGGTGATCTTGGATGGGGAATCACCCCGAAGAAGCCCTTGCGTCAGGCTCTTACTGACCGAACCCACCAGATCATTCTTGTTCAGCCAACAGCGATCCCGGAAGGTTCGCCCGTCCGTTGTCCAAGGCTTTGAAAGCAAGGTTTCAAGTTTCTTCTGATCCAGCCCGGTAATATCCCAACCAAGGCCCACACCCTTCTGAACCTCAAAAGCCGTGTGGGTATAGCCATTGCCCACAACCTTCTTCAATAGGGCATCCAGACTATCAACCTGATTGCCGTACAGCAATTCAAGCTGTTGCTGAATACCTGTCTGAACAGCTTCAAGGCGGGAAATGTGGAACCGGGCAGACGCATTTTCCAGCTTCTTCAGCCATGCCGCATCCAACCCGGCCTGTTCACCGATCTTGATATACTGTTCAACGCTCCAATGAAATTCTTCAAGCTGTCCAGCGGTCAGCCATTTCCGGGCATCGGTCAGGCTGATTTGGTTGTTCACCGCAAAACGGGCATACCAGCTTTCAATTTCCTTCTGAACGGAACGCTGTGCATCCAAATACAATTCTTCCATGCCCTGAATAGTCTTTTGGGCTTCTCTGTGGGCGCTGTCCTCCAAGATGGAAAACCGCCCACGCCAATAATCTGCATTTCTCATGGGCCGTTCCTCCAATCCTGAAAAATGGTGCTGAAGGTGGGATTTGAACCCACACGCCTTGCGGCAACGGATTTTGAATCCGCCGTGTCTGCCTATTCCATCCACTTCAGCAAATAAGACTTCCCCATCAGGGCTGAAGGCCCCGCAAGCATTTTCAGCCAAGTCCAACAGGGAAGCATGGTAGCCCGTGCCGGGATCGAACCGGCGTTACCGCCGTGAAAGGGCGGTGTCTTAACCGCTTGACTAACGGGCCATGATGGGCCGGGGAAGGGAATTTCACCCTTTGGCGGGTAGGAGTAATAGCACCCCGCCACACTCAAGGTCTGCCCCGGCATATATTGTGAAACGGCGGGGGTTATTCACCCTCGCCATTGTCACCTTTGTTCTGGTTGCCGGTCTGGAAGGCCCCGGCGTATTCCTGTGCCTGTTCCATTGCTTCATCCTTTTCCTTACGCAACCGGGCCAGCTCCACTTCAACATCCGTAACCCACGGGTGCTGTTCCACAATGGTTTCCGTGGACAGAATACCAACGGACTTGGAACAGTTTTCAATGGATTCCGTTTCATTGATTAGAATGTCACGGTTGAACACGATCTGAAGTTCAGCGCCTTCATAATCGCCCAAGCCCCTGTTGCTGAAATCCTGATTGATGAACCACAACAGTTCTTCAAAGGCCGCTTGGAACTCGGTTTCCATGCCGTTTGCGTCAAGGTCAATGTCAGAATACATGGATTGAATGTTCATTTGATTGGGGTTGCCACTCAAACGATCATCCTTGGCATCGTAACCACGGGCATTTTCAATCAAGGACTTCTTCAGAAGTTCCAAAATGCCCTTGTAGTTCTCTGCATTGATTTCAACCTGAAGGGTTTCAACCCCGCCATCCTCACGAACCTTCACGGCTCCATAAGTGGAAAGGTTGTGGCGGAACTCACCAAGGTTTTCACCGTCATAGTTCTTCAGAACCAGAATGGTGTTCCGTGCGTCCTCTTGCATATTGTTTTCAAAGTCGGAAATCATGGTGTTGATTCCGTCCTGAAGGGTTTTCACACGGCGGATCAGGGGGATTTCCTGTTTGTTATACTTGAAAGGAACCAGCGGAATCCTTGTCCAGTTGAACCCCTTGGGTTCTTGGCCTTCTTCCTCAACCATGAAATAGTTTTCGTGTTCACCGGCTTCCACATCGGCAATCAGCATATCATTTTGATAGATATACCGGTAAATGCCATCGGCTTTGAAGATTTCCACCTTCTCCACCTTTTCCTTCTGGTAGCCGTTCCACACTTCTTGGGTGTAGTAACGAATCGCACAATCAAGGATGGTGTGATCATCGTCAGCCCAAAAAGGAAGAATGTCATAGGCCGGGAAATGCTTGAAGGACAATTCACCAGCTTCATTGTAGTAAGGATAAAGCCAACCAAGGCCACCGTTCAGGGCATCTTCACAAACATATTTCAGAAGCCGGTAAAACCGTTTGTTGAAAACCTTGCCCAAAGCATCCGTGTAACCCTTATCCTGACAGTTCAGGGTGAAGGGCTTGCCCACAAGGTAGTTAGTTTTCTGATCCACCATCAGGGCATATTGGTTATCAATCAGGCGGTTGTTCGGAAGGTTCGTCACCACCTGAAGTTGACCGTTTTCACCAATGATTGTGCGCTGACGCTGAAGAATGTCATGCTGTCCTTCATAGTACAGATCACCCATAACCTGATCCTTGCGGCGCTGACTATTCTTCCATTCCTTGATTTCAGCGGCGAAGAACTGATTTTCAGTCATGCCGGTTCGCCCACCCTGAAGGATCAGGCGGTTGATACGCTCCATAGCGTTATCCAGAAACATATTCACTTACCGCCTTTCTTCATTGCTTAATAATTGCAATCCCCCGGAATCACACGATTTCCGGGGGATTTTGTTACTATCATGTTATTAGTCGAAGCTGAAGGCGGGGCCAACCAACATATCTTCCAGCCCGTAACGCATAGCGTCCATAAGGTGGTTGAAATCATCAATGGGAACATTGATCTTGGCCCCGAACTTATCTTCTGCCCATGTGTAGTTTGAAATCTCTGTGATGAAGTTCACGCATCGGGGATGAACAATGATGGTGTAACCCTGAATGTACTGGATTCCGTTGTTCACGCTGTCCTTGCCCTTCCGGGCGGCTCTGATACGATGAAGGCCAGCATCCCGCAATTCATCAATGCTCTTGGGTTCGGCACAATCGGCCTTGATCCGTTCCTTGCCGTAACCCATGCCGGTGATCCGGTCACAGATTGCCCGGTTCGTCAGGGCCTTTTCATACAGTTCATCAAACACCCAAATGGTTCTTTCCTTCTCACTCACCAGCCCACAGAACAGGGCTGTGGGATCGTTGGTATAACCGAAGTCAAGGCCGAAGGCGCTTTTCACATCAGGCTTCTTGGAAATAGCCAGATAATCAAAGGCTTCTTCCCGCCAATTATCGAAAATCAGGCCATCCACAATGCCCCAACCCCCAAGGCCAGCCACCTTGTAACGGCGGGGGTTGTTTTCCTTCATGGTGTTGAACACCTTCAAATCCGCCGTGTCCAGCCATTCATTACACAGGTAATTGGTGGTTGTGGCGTAAATCTGCCCATCCGGGCTGATCCAGCTATCATGGAACTTGTATGTGGGGTTTCCTTGGGCATCCTTGCCGGTGATCTCCCCGAAGAAGCGTTTCCTGATCCAATGCTTTTCGTTCCACGGGTTGAATGTCAGCGTGATTTGCTTGAACAGGCCGGTTTCTTCCGGGATAGCACCACGGATGGATTCATCCAGCATATCAAAATCAGCTTCATTCATGATTTCGTATGCTTCTTCAATCCAGCACCAGCACAGATAGCCAATTTCAACCGTAATTGAAGTGACCTTCAGGGGATCATCAAGGCCCCGGAAGTAAATTTTCTGACCGGTGGGAAGGTAGGTCATTTCAAGGGGGCTTTCCTTGATTTCCCAATAGGCTGAAACCCCAAGGCGGTTGATTGCCCATTTCAGTTCAGTGAAACAGGAATCTTTCAAGGTTCTGAACACCTTGCGAACCACAAGGGTATTGGCTTCCGGGTATTGCATCATCCGTTTGATGATGTTCAGGGCCGTTGTCTTGGATTTCTTGGAAGCACGGCTTCCCTTACACACCCGGTAACGGCCTTTGAAGTTCCAGAAGGTTCCGTAACCCTTACCAACCACTTCAGGAAGGTGAACCCGCTTGGCCTGTGGGCTAATCTTCAAGTTGATCATCCCCCGTGATAATCACCGGAACGGCCCCTTCCACACCTACCTTGTCCGTGAACATACCATAACGCTTGCCGATCAGTTCAGCGGCCTTCAGCCTTTCTTTGGCTCCAACCTCTTTCTGCGTCAACTCTTGGCAACCGTCACCGCACAGGATCGGGATTTCTTCAGTATGTTCACCCCGCATCACCGAAGTCAGGTATTTCATGACTTCTTCAGCATCAGCGATCTTGGCCGAATGAAGTTTTTCAAGTTCGGTTTCGATGTACGCTTTCAAGTCAGGTTTTGCAAGGTTTTCAGAACCCGTCTGCTTTGCGGTCTTGGGCGAATACCCCGCCTTGATTGCCGCATCCGTAGCATTGCCGCTGATCAGGTATTCATCACAAAACTTTCGCTGTCTTGGTGTCACAGGTATTCACCCCTTTCATTAGGCATAGAAAAAGCGCCCCGGTTTCCCGTAGGCGCAATTTCTTATTTACTATTCTATTGATTCTTTACTCTGTTTGAAACCGGTGGTGCTCTGGTTTTCTCGGTTGTTTAGAAAGTCGCTGTTTGCCTTGGCAAAAGCAAGCAAACCCTTTCCGTGGAGTTCAAAAACCCATTGCATGGAATAGTTCAGTTCTTCAGAAATATCTTCCCATTTTTTCAACTGAATATATCGCCCGATCAGAATATTTTGCTGATCAAGGTCAGGAATCCGGTTGATCATGGTAAACGCTTCCTGTTTCATGCTCACAAGTTCATCAATGCGCCGGTTAATATCAGCTTCAAGATCAATGATCTTGGTGATGGTTTCTTCAAGGGTATTCTTGGGGCCTGAAGTCTGAATCTTGTCCTGCTTCAGTTGGCTTCCGGTAGAAGTCAAACTGGAACGCAAGGTTGCAATGGTGCTATCAAGCCGATTGATCAAACGATCCGTTTTCCTGATTTGGGCAAAGTATTCCTTGGCCTGTTGGGAAAGGTCTTTATCATTCACTATGTAACACATCCTTTCTGGAATAAATGTTGAAGGGCATCAAACGCCGGTATATCAAGGGTTTTCGGAAAATCCTTCAACATTCAAGATCAGAAGCGCCTTCTTCACTATTATTACATTCTTCATATACTATATATTTTTTCTTCTAAATAATTGAAGTAATCTGTTGAATGTTGAATGTTGAAGGATTTCACAGAAAATCAAGGTATTGCAAGGGTTTCAGGGCCTTCAACATCATTCCATATATATTGAAGGCCGCTGTTCCAACCCCTACTGAAGAAAGACGGGAAGAACCGGAACCCCACAATCAGAATCCTTTTTATTGGCGAAATATCCTTCACCAGCGGGAAGGGGTTTATAGCCACCATCGGGGATTTTGACAATTCCAGAAACATCCATAGCCGTTCCACCACAACGGCACATGATACAAAATGGCGAAGGCTTGTGATTCTTACCAAATTCTTCAATGCCCTTTTCCAAGAACATCCACCATGACCGTCCGCATTTATCACAGCGGTATTTCATGGCCCCATGAACCAAAACTTCTTTTTTCATCGGTATTCCCTCCCGGTCTTACGGTCTTTGATTTCAATGCGGTTCAGAAGTTCAAACCCCGCCAAACGGGTGATGTACTTCAGGACGAAGATCAGGGTGTTCACCCGCTTCTGCTGTTCATCCTCGTCACGGATGATATTCTTTGTGCCGTGGTAGGCTGTCGGATCGTGATACCCTTCAGCATTTTCCCAAGGTTTAGGCATCGGTTTTCCCTCCTTCTTCTCTGTACCATTCTTCAATGTCACACCCAATGTCCTTCAGCTTTTTACGGGCCAACCACCCATCATCGGCTTGTTCCATCAGGTAATGTTCCCGTAGCTTCAAGGTTTCGGCATAGAACAGCTTCCACGCCAGCTTCAGGCGCTTTGGGCCAAAGCCAAATTGGGTGTGAAGCATCCACAGGATGGATGATTCTTTGTCCATGTCAAAGGCCCGATCATTTTCCACAATCTGTTTCTTGATTTCCTGATCCAAGGCCCGTTCTTCAGCTTTGTTGAACTGAACGGCGAAGATTTTACCACCGGACTTCTTAAACATCGGCATGGTATTCACTCCAAATATCATCGAAGCATACCGGAATCAGCCAATGAACCTTGTCCAACAGGATCAAGGCCACTTCCCGCATCTGCGGATGTGCGGCGGGTGAACAGCGCAACTTCAGGAAATGCCGCCATTCACGAATGTTGGCCGTCATGACCACTTCCGTTTTCAGGCTGTTGGGAAGAACCGAACGGGCTTCTTGCGGGGTGGCTCCTGATTTCAACAAAGAAAAATAGCATTGTTCAGAGATCAGACAAGCGTTTTTCCATGCCCAATACAAATCAGAACCTTCAGGCCAGAAGCAAGGTTCAATCACCGTGATTTCCTCACCGAACTTGCCCTTGCCGTAGTTGCAATAGCGGGTGGATTCCTGACAGTAAGAAGCCATCCGGTGGCGGACGATCTCATGAGAAACCCCACGATCACAAATGAACTTCACCGTGAAGGAACAATGTTCCAAAACCGCTTCATGCCCACGCTTGATGATCCCGGCAACGAACTTTTCAGCGGAACCTTCCGTGATTTTGCCCTCGGACTTGTAGCAGACACGGCCACATTGTTCCAGTCGCTTCAGAATAGTGGCCCCATCAATCGGGGTGATGAACTGCACATCAGGCTTGATAATTTTCATTTTCTTCAACCTCCCAATTCATTCCGGTGCTGTGACCGGTAAGGATCGAACCCTTCAGGGTAACGCTGTTCCAGCTTTTTCAAGTTTTCTTCCATGACCGTATCAAGGTCAGAACCAATAGCATCACACAGAACGGCCAAATACCAAGCCACATCACCAAGTTCTTCAATCATGTGGCGCTTATCCAGTTCATGGCCGTGGAAGAAATGCTTCTTCACCTGTTCGGCCACTTCACCGGCTTCACCGCAAAGGCCCAAGGCACATTCCAGCTTCAGCCGATCCATGTTGGAACGGTCAGCGGTTCGCAAGGAATCCCGCATATAACGGTTAGCGTTCATCGGCGTGTTCCTCCGCTTTCTGATCGTCCAATTCAAGAACGGTCATAATGGCGTAATTGGCAAGGTCAATCAGGGTATCACGGATAGATTCATCCTTTACTTCCTGAACCCCGGATTTGGTCAGGCTCTTGAACCGGGCCATCTTATCCCCAAGCCTGATCCGGGGCATTGCCATTCCTTCTTCCGTGAAGGTCTGGTGAAAGCTATCACCATAGTCATGATTTTTCATGGCGTACAAGGCATTGATTTCCTTGCAAATATCGGAATGGCGTTCCGTTTTGGTTTTAGGTAACATTGAAATCATCCTTTCTTTCAGTTGAACCATTTGATCACCGGATCACCGGTGAAGCCCTTTTCCCACACATACCACGCATAGGCAATGGCGCTTTCCGGTTTCCCGGTCATATCGCCGTTTTTATAACAGGCCAGCCGGGAACGGCTGATATAAACCTTTCGGGGGGGGGTACGCTTGAAGAACTCACCCCGTTTTTGCCCCTCCAAGAACTGAACCTTCAGGAACATAGCCACTTTTCCACCGGGGCGGACGCTTTCAAGCGCCCTTTGAACAAATTCAAGCCCCATTGAATACGGCGGGTTTGTGATTATATCGCCTTCAAAATCGTCCAGCGTTTCCTTCAGGAAATCCAGCGGTTCAGGATCACCGAAGCCCCGGTAAATCAGATCGGTTGAAATGACTTCATAACCGTGGGCCTGAAGCACCTTGGAAATGTGGCCTTCACCACAGGCCGGTTCCCAAATGACCGGGGAAAACTGTTCCAGTTCCAGAAGCATTTCCACGGCCCTTGGATCGGTGGCGTAGTAATCAAATGCTTCTCGTTCTTCAGGAACATGGTTGGAACTGCCTAATGTGGTGAACACCTTCTTGGAACCACTCATTCTGCGCCACCTTCCATTTTCTTTTGAAATTCTCTATATTGCCGGGTGTATTCATAGGATTTTCCAAACACATGAATAGCGGCTCTATAAAGATTTGGTTCAAATTGTTCAGCAACGGCAAGTTCTCTTTCAAAAAACTTTCCAAATGGGCAACAAGCGCAACCTGTCCGATCAAGTCCATATTTGCAATAACAGTCAGAATGAACGATCCCAAACGCTTCTTCATACGCCTTTTTATCGTCCTTTTTGAACCAAAAGATGGGCCTAAACTGATCCGCTTCATCGCAAATTTCATCAAAACATGACTTGTATGCGGTTGATCTGATTCCACCTTCTGCCTTTCGTACCCCTTGAATAGAAAGATCGGGATTGATGATTTTTTCCACCATCTTTGCCGTTCCCTTTTTAGCTCCATCACAGCATCCCGACGATATGGGGAAATCTGGTGGATTGGCAATCATAAATTCCTTTAACCATTTCCGGTTTGAAATGTTTAATTTGGACTTTTCGCCCCATTGGTTACACCACCAGCGCAAGGCCGATTTACAACGGGGATATTCCGCATATAGTTCTTCAAATGGCTTATCTTCCCACTTAAACCCATGCTTCTGAAGGCGTTGAATATTATTGCTGATCTTTTTGCTTAAAAAGGGAACCCCATATTTTTTAACTCCAAGGGGAACCGGAATTTTAGCCCGATAGCGTTCAATCGTAATTCCATACTTCTGTTCCAAATATTCCAAGTGGCGTTTTGTAGCGGCAAATTCAAGGCCGGTATCAAAGAACGCATAATGAACTTCACTTAATGGGTAGCCAATCCGTTCCACCAGATCAAGGACAATATCGGAATCTGCTCCACCACTTACGCTGACCATGATTTTCGGATACATGGTGAAGGGATGAACTTCAGACTTCCCACCGCCATATCCATGAATTTTCCCCCACGCCTTCACAAACGCATTGCACATTTCAAAGGTCATGTTTTCCTTGGGAACGCTTTCCAACAGTTCCGTCATACTATCAAAAATCTGAATCATTCCGCATCCTCACTTTCTACAAATACCCGGCATTTCCCAAGGCGGCTGATCCACTTATCCACGATCACCAAGCCACAACGCTTGGTGATTTGTCTGGAAAACTCGATGTTGGAAAGGGCTTGGAAGTTGTTTGCAATGCAATATTCCTTATACTTCCGATAAACCGTCTTGGTAGGCTCATTCACAATGGAATCCAGCCCAATTTCTTTGATAAACCCAATGATGGGGTTGTTGTTTTCCTCGTATTCGTCCAACTGCCCCTGAACTCTGGTGGAAGTAGTGAACTGTGCGTTCCCAAGAACCCGCTTCAACCCCTGAAGGCCAAGCAAGGCCAGATATTCCATAGAATCCTGTTCACACAGTTCATCCTTGATGAACGGGCGGAAGTCAGCATCATTGGGGGTGAACTTGGCATCGAAGGGAACAATCACCAAACGCCGCTGAACGGCTCCGGTTTTGTCCTTGATACGGGGGATATTGTTGGCGCTGAACAGGAACTTGGAATAATTGTTGAACTCAAAAGGATCTTGGCCTTTGCGCTCCACATTCACCCGATCACCCGTGACCAGCTTCTTGAACACGGAAGCATTGGCAATAAATTCATCACCAATATCATCACCGATGTTCGCCAGCTTGCCGAACAGTTCAGCGGTTTTGAACCTATCGCCCAATTCCTTCAGGTCAAGGGAAGCAATGTTCTGATCCCCAAGAAGGTTCTTCACCACATGAAGAAAGGTGGATTTGCCGTTGCTCTTATCGCCAATCAGGATGAAGGCTTTGCCAAGTTCATTGCGGCGGTACATACAATAGCCCACCATTTCTTCCAGCAAGGCCCGGACTTCAGGATCATCACAGGCCAGCCGGTTCAGGGTATGATCCAACATATCATCATGGGCGGCGGGGTTGTACGGCCACGGGATTTTATTTGTAATGACCACATCCGGGGTGAACTCTTTGAAGGAACCATCCCGGATATTGTAAAGGCCGTTGCTGAAAGCAATGATATTCGGGTTGGTGGCCTTGGTGTTTTCCTCAATCATGATTTCCAGATAGGACAGGACTTCCGAACGCCACGCCCGTTTCAGGTTGCTGATCAGCTTGATCATGGCCCCTTCAATCTCACCGGCACCGGAAACATAGATACCATCTTTGTAAATGTGAAGCTGGTTATTGATCTTCACAATATGGTTGTTGTTCTTTAGGTAGGTGGCGAACTTATCAAACAGGAAGGTTTTATCCCGGAAGAAGGATGTTTTCTTGAAGGCATCATCCCGAAGGATCACATCAAGTTCCTTGTCGGAAAGGGGCTTCTTCAGCACATAACGGTTAATCAGCCTGATACATTCACGGGCTTCTTCCTTGGTAAAATCGTCACTCTGAAGGGTCAGAATGTAGTTGAACAGGGTTTGGTTCCGCCCATCACCTTCACCAAGGTTCGGGAAATCATAGTTGCTTTTCACCGGGGTCAGCCACTTGGGAAGTTCCTGAATCTCCCCTTCAGGGAAGTCATACAGAATGGGCCGTTCCACGCCACCGGACTTCAAGATTTCATAGCTGTTATTGGCTCCAACCTTTCCATCCGTGGTGATACCCACGGCCAAGGTGCATTTCGTCCAGCTTTTTTTAACACCACAGTTCTTGAACAAGAAGTGTTTTCCCCGTGTGGTGGCGTACACTCTGCACTTCAGTTCTAAATCCTGAACCATTCTGAACAGAAGTTCAGATGTTTCCGCATCATCCACATCAATCAGGATGGTTTCTTCCCCAAGAATACCGGCGTATTCATCAAGGTCTTGGACTTCTGAACGGGTTTTCAGTTTTTCAACGCCTTTGAACTTTTCAAGGCATTGTTTATTTCTGGTAGGCACATAGCCCCTAAACAGTTCCATGCTTCAACGCTCCCCCCCCCCGAAAGGTTTTATTGTTCATCGTTCCACCCCGAAATCTTTCAACCGATCCCAAGCAACATCAATGTAATATTGCTTGTCCAGTTCATCCGGGATAGGAAGGTTGGTCACATCATCATTGATGAAGAAACAATGATCCGGGGTGTTGCCGAACTTTTCAGGGTTCTTTTCCCGGCCCTTGACGATTTTCCCGGAAATCTTGAAGATTCCGCCCTTGCTCTGATCCTTGGAAGCGAACACCCGGAAGGTTTTATCCGTCTGAACCTCACCGCCGCTGAAGCGGGTGATTTTCTTGGAACGGCCTTTTTCATCCCTGATCTTAGCTTCCGTAACCACCGGGGAATAAAGGGCATATTTGTACTTGCTGGACACCTTCACAACCTTCTGAAAATCTCGAAGATTGGAACATTCCATGATGGTTGTTTCCGGGCTGATCCCATGAAGGAAATAGTTCACAATGGCCCGGTTGACAATGGGAAGGTCATAATCCAGATCAGACAGCTTTTTGACATAGGCACCCTTGCACTTCCAGCGGGGTTTCCCTTTTTCATCACGAAGCGGCCCGGAAGGAATAATGATGTAATTGTTCACATCCTTCTGATACACCTTTTGAAATTCATCAAATTCAAGGCGCATCCCGGTTCTTTGCTCCCACTCCCAACACAGATCGTCCAGCATTTCAAAATCTTCATACCGGCGAAGTTTGACCAAAATACCATCCGTGTTGCTCTGGATGATTTCACAATGATCTTCCAGCCGTTCAATCAAATCCAGAAGAAGAAGCTGACCGCCCACACAAACATTGTTGGCTTGCCGGGGATCATACATGGCATTGTGCTTATCCTTCATAGCGCCATAGGTGCTGTTTAGAACAATCTTGTAAGGCTGTTGCATGGGGTTCTTCTCCGCCTTTAGCTTCAGGCGGGTGTGGTAGATTTCCGCATACTTGGAAGGATCGTGAACATTACGGGAAAGCCACTTATAAACCAGCATCAAAGACGGGTAATAGGAAGCCACATCCACATTGACAAACCAACCTTCCCCGTGATATTTGGGAATAGCCCCGTGAAGGCCACCCCAAGCGAACACATGGGGAACCCCGGCCACATCCAGTTCAAGGGTTTTGGAATAATCACGGTTCAAGGGGTTCTTGTACCAATTCAAAACTTCCGTGTATTTTTCGATCCGCAAGCTGGGCGGGAACTCAATTTCAAATTCATCATTGTGTTCCCTTTGAACGGCCCCAAGGATTTTGGCGGAAAGCTGTGCTTTGGTGCGGCCAATGTCAGAAATGGGAAGGTGGAACGCCTTCACAAGTGACATTTGGGCATCAAATTCATCTTCCTTCCGCCGTAGCCACACTTCCACTGTCTGTTCCACATCATGGCGGCAATATTTGACCGTTTCGGCCAACTCTGCTTCAGTCAAAGGCCGGTCAATGTCGAAGGGAACAGAAGTTTCTTTTATGGAATGGCCCATGAACGCTTCCAGCGCCTTCAGGCTGATTGGCGGGTTCGGCATCACATCATAATTGATCAGCGGGTATTCCCTGAACAGGCTTGAATATCTGTAACCGGGTTTAGCCTCTGCAATGATCCAATCATTCACAGGCTTTGGATCAAACCCACACAGAATGGCCTTCAGAATGTACTGATCATAGTTCCGGGAATTGTAACCGGCCCAAATCACACCCTTGTGTTCCTCATAGAAGCGTTTCAGCTTGTCGGGATCGTTGATAATCACGGTTTCTTTTCGGGCGTTCAGGTCGATCAGGACAACCAGCCAGTCATATCGGAAAACCTCAAAATCATAGAAGATCATCAACTCACATCCTTTCAGCTTTTGTGAAATCGGTCAGCGTTTCCGCCTTATCAGCCCCGCCACGGGAAGGCTTTCACTTGGGGCCATTCCGGGGCTTTCGCCCCGGCTTGAAAGTGAACTTTCAAAAAATGGTTCGTGTCCTAAAAGACACTTCCATTGTAAAAAATTTTGGGTCAGTTTTCAACCTCAAAAACCTCCTCAACAGTGATGGAATTGAAGCGGGAATCATCATAGTCCACCGCATATTCCAAGGTTCCATCAATAGCTTCCGCCACATCAAGAACAAGCTGGGCAAACTGCTTGTAGCTGGTGAAGCTGATAGGAACACCAGAATCCAGCTTTTCAAGGAAGCCCATAGCGGAAGCGATCATGTTCTTGTCATTCTTGGTGCCGTAAAGGACACGGTTCATGAAAAGGCGCTGGTTCTTGAACTCACCGGACAGGATTTTGAAGGACACGGCCAGCATGGGGCGGTTGGGATCGGCCTTGGTGCCTTTGATCTCCATGCTTTCCAGCTTCACTTCATACTTGCCAGCGGGAATGGTGGGGAAATCCCCGCCGCCGTTCTTCTTGGCATCCTCCACATCAGCCTGAAGGCCCTTCAGATCAACGGAACGATCAATCTTGTCAAAATCAATAGCCATAGTTTTTTACCTCCAAAAATGTTGTTTTTATATTTGGTTGGAAAGAATTTTTCCAATTTCCCTGATTGCATGGGCGATCTTTTCACGGTTTATCCGCTTTTCTTGAAGAACACCCATGATAACTGCGGCTTCCGTCTGAATGTCCTGAAAGGCTCTGTGATTGCTTTCAAGGTCAGCTTCATAGGAAGCAAGGTCTGTGTTCTCACCGGCCTTGGCCGATCTGACTTCTTCATCAGCCTTTTCAGCGTATTCCCGGAAATACTTGGCCGCTTCATATCCCATGTATTTTTCAACCAGATATTCAAAATCACGGGCCTTGAAAATGGTTTCAGGCTTCCCGGCAATCATCAGCACATCAGCCATTATTCTTCACGCTTCTTCCGGGTACGGCGGGGCGGGTTGGCATCTGTCTTGGGTGCGGGTTCCTCTGCCTGTGCCTTGGGGCGATCCCACAGTGGGCAACCATCGGGGCCGCCTTCCTTGTGGCAACGGTGGCCAGCGTCAATGGACGGGCAAAGGGGGATTTCCGGGTTCTGATCGTGCTGTCTGAAAATGCGTTCACCATCCGGGCATTTGGGAAGATTATCCCAAGGCGGGGTGTCACCGGTGGCCGGTTCATCCACGGGAACAGAATCATCCTGTTCACCGCCGCCCGGTGTCCAAGTTCCATCAGGATCACCACAAGCCGCCTTTGCCGCATCTTCAGCCGGATCATAGTTATCAGCCGGGGGCGGGGTTGCAGTCTTGGCCTTTCTGCCCCTTCTGCTGGGCGCTGTGGTGGGCGTGTCGGTGGTTTCAGGTGCGGGGGTAGCCGGGGTATTGCCGCCACGCTTCACGGCTCCTGCGGCCTTCTGGTTGGCTTCCTCGTAGACTTCACAGAAAGCATCATAGGTCAGCGGGATTTCCTTATCACGGACAGTCAAACGGCCACCGCCGAAGATCACTTCAGAAGTCTTGAAAGACAGCACCCGTTCATCATCGTCCGCCACGATACGGGCCACCAGATCAACCATACCGGCCACCTTGTTTGCCACCTTATCCTGAAGGTTCGGCTTGATGGAACTGATCTTATCGCCGCCCTTGCGGGTCAGGTCACGGCTTCTGTCCTCATGGCTGATCAGGATGATGTTTTCATAGTCCAGATTCACAAGCCGCTTCAGGGTGTTCAGGAACTCGCTTCTGACCATATCCCACGCACGGAAGGAATCATCAGATTCATGCTTCCAGCCCTGACGGTCACAGATGTAAACCCGGCACGATTCATAAACATCTTCCAGAAGGTCAACCACGATGGTTCGGAAATCGTTCTGTTTCTTTTCCAGTTCGGCCACGGCATCCATGAACACTTCATAGGCCAACTTGCGCTTGGTGATACGGCCTTCCACCGTAACGGTGTCACGAATGGCGATATAGGGGGCATCCACAAACTTGATGTTGCCATCCGTGTTCAACATCAGGGGATCGGGGAACTGATTGGCAAAGAAGGTTTTGCCGCTGAAGGGTGCGCCGTAAAGCCACACAACCTTCTTCTTGGTGGCGTTCAGGTCACGGCGTTCATTCTTGGGAAGTAACATATAATCCCATCCTTTCTGACAATATTCTTCATACTCACACCATCCACAAAAATGGTTTGGGTTCTTGGGAAAGTCTGTGGCTTCAACCATGTGCTTCACATCGGTCAGGAAGTCCACAATCTTCATGGGGTTGTACTGAACCGGCATCAGCGTTGGTTCATCATCTTTCAAGGCCGCTTGCAAGCGGTCACGGAATTGGGAAAGGGTTTCGGTGCTTTTCTGCCTGATCTTTGCCTTGGGAACAATCAGGAAATACATATTCCTGATCCGGTGGCCGGGATGGGTCAGTTCATACCAATACTTGTATTCGTGAAGCTGACCTGAAACGGCGTAGTTCTTGGCGTTGTTGGAATACTTGAAATCGTACAGATCAAACAAGGTTTCATTGGTTCTGGAATCCCAACCACAGGGCCACAGATAATCCATGAAGCCGATGAAATCAGCGTTCCCGATTGGAAGTTCAAAGGTTCCGCCCGGTGGCAACATGGCCTTTGCCTTGGGAATCATGGCTTCCAGCTTCATCATTTCATGAATGTGATCATCCGTCAGAACCGGGAAGCTGTTCTTGTAGAAGTCAAGGGCTTGTTCAACCCCTTCTTCAATGCCGGTGTGAAGGGCGGTGCCAAGGATCAGGGCGTTGTCTGCATCCGTGTTCGGGATTGTGTCTATCCCTTCCACATATCGCAAGCGGTATTTGTATGGGCATCTATCAAAGACTTCAACCCGGCTGTGGGAAACTCGCATTGTTTCACCCCTTTCACAATAGTCTTGAAGGCTTCAAAGCCTTCCGGGTAAAGGATGAACCCAAACCCGTTGGAACCGTTGATTTGCTTCAGGTTCCGTTTCTGAAGTTCTGAAGGGGTTCCATTGGTGGCCTTCAGCTCCACTTCAAGGGCAATGCCCTTCACGGTGATCCGCATATCGGGAAGGCCGCTTTTCACATACCGGCTCCCACCCCAACGCTTTTCATAGAAGCCACAGGGCGGGGCGCTCATGCGATCAACAGGTTCACCCAAGGGGTATATCCCTTCAGATTCCAGCCACTTCTTCAGGCGGTTTTCAAAGTTCTTTTCACCGGCCATCGGCTCACCCCTCCAACATCTGAATCAGGCTGTGAATACCTCTGACTTGGGTGAAACCCTGAATCTTCCCCGTTCCAGCGTAGAATTGAAACAGTTTATCATCAGACTTCCGCCAACAATGGAAGTGGCCTGTTTGCTCATTCTTCAGTTGGTATTCAATACCATGGCGTTCAAACTGCTGAATGGCATAGGCGATCCGGTCAGGGTTCTTTGCAACCCGTTCTGAATGAACCTGTTTGGCATGATTTTTCAGGGCATCCCACACTTCATCCCTTGTCATCAGCTTCACCTTCTTCCTGTTTGGGAACATAGTCCTTTGCGGCTTTTCCCGGCTCACAATGCCAATGGCGGGAACAGCAATGGGGAATGGTGCCAATGACGGAACAATAACCGGGTTCATCGTGAACACAGGTGGCGCAAATATCAGTCTGTTTTTCCATCCGCTTCACTTCCTTTCACAACGAACCAATCATCACCAAGAAGATCAATAGGCCGAATTGAAAGCCCATTGGCAATCTTCTTGATATTTTCCAACTTGGGAAGCACTTCACCCCGTTCATATTTTCGGATTTGAACTTCATGAATCCCGGACAATTCCCCAAGTTGTTTTTGGGTCAAGCCTTTTTCATGACGCTTAATCCTGATACGGTCTTTGATTTCCATATCAGTTTCCGCCCTTCAGGGTGATCTTCACATAACCGGCCTTGGCAGTGGTCTTGGAACACTCGGAAGCAATGTCCGGGTATTTCTTCTTCAGCTTTGCGGAATCAATGCTGGTGGCATTGGTGGGCTTCACAAGGGTAAGGTTCAGAACATCGGATTCAAACTTATCCACACCAAACTTCACCATTGCTTCATACAGCTTGGCCTTCATTTCCTTTTCCTGTTCCTCAATGGCCTTCTTGTGGGCGGTCAGGGAAGCAATGGCGTTCAGGGTGGCAAGCTGGGTGTTCTTGAACTCCTGAAGGGCCGTTTCTTCATCGAAGGTGGCCGAACCACAGGCGTTCGGGTTTTCCTGACAGGAATCAGGACAAGTGTGGAAATCCGGGCATTTGTGGCAACACCCATCAAATTTTCCACGGGGGCAAGCATTTTCACATTTGATCATTTTTCGGGTTCTCCTTTCAGATAAACATTCAACTGCTTCAGGCCGAAGGCGGAAGCGGCTTCATGGTTGTCAAAATAAATGTCGATCTGGTTTTCACCGTATTTGTCAATCACCCATTGGGCGGGGCGATCCTGAACGATGTATTCACCCAAGCCTTCCACTTCCACCACGGTTCCCAAGGGAAGCGGGGAAGCACAGGAAACACCGGCTTTCAGTTCCACACCAGCGGCACCATATACAATGCCGTTGGGCCGGTTCTTGGCCCATTCACCGCAACACTTTTCACAGGAACAATAGGCGGTAATTCTGAAACCGCCCAACAGCACCGGTTCAGGTTCGGCGGGTTCTTCCACCAGCGGGGGTTCCACCGGCTCCAAGGTCACATCCGGGGTCACGGCGGTAAGCTGATCCGGTTCAATGGGGGCATCCGGGGCCTTACTGTTGACAGCAGAACAGCGCCCAAATATAAACCCCATTGCAAGGCCCATCAGAAGGGCCACAAGGAACATCCGCCTGAACCGCTGGTTAAGGGCTTTGCGGCGCTGTTGCCGCTTGCTCATACTTTCTGAATAGTTCATCGGTATAGTCCTTTCTCATTTCCAAAGTGGAAAGAATATCTTCTTCAACCGTTCCCGGACAGATCATCAGGTAATAGAAACAGGGCCGTTCTTGCCCAAGGCGGTGAATACGCTTTTGGGATTGCTCCCACAATTCCGAACCTTGGGGAAGGCTGAAGTAAATGATTTTGTTGGCAAGCTGGAAATTGCCGCCCATTGCACCGGCTTGATACTGAATGAAGGTAATGCTGTTGTGCTGGTAGCGGTAAGCATCCAAGTTCTTTTCTTCACCGGAAAGAACAGACACAGGCCGGTTCAGGCCCTTGGCAATCCCCTTCAGGCGTTCCATTTCTTCCGTGAAGTTATAGAACACAATCAAGCGATCTTCCGTGCTGTTCACCAAATCCCGGAAGGCTTCATAACGGGCCGGGTTATATAGGCCGCAAAGCTGACGGGCGTAAAGGCGGCGGGTCAAACTGGTATCACCGATCAATTCCCGTTCACAATGGGCATTGGAACCGTAGAAATCCGCATCCAGTTCAAATTCACCAAGGTTGGCGCTGTCAATCGCAATATAGCGATCATTCCAGAACTTCCAATAAAGGGGTGAAGGACGGGTTTTGACCTTGATCCAGTTCCGCTTTGGAAGGCTGATCCCGGCCTGTTCGGTGGTCATAAAAACGGCCCCATGTTCGGCCAGCTTCATCTTCAGCCGGTCAACATTCTTATAGCCGGTAATCTGTTGCCGCCAAAATCCATCGGTTTCAACCCATTCCGTTTGAATGTACTGCTTCCAGAACAGTTCTTTTGAAATCTTCCACCCCAACAGTTGACATTGGCTCCACAGGTTTTCATACTTGCCGCCCGTGGGGGTGCCTGACAGAAGGATCACATTATCCGGTTTCAGCCCAAGAATGAACTTTGACCGTTTGGCGTTCTCATTCTGGATCAGGGAACTTTCATCCAACATCAGCGTGAAGCCGGTCAGGGTTTTCAGCACATTCCGCCTGAAGGTCAGTTCATAGTTGATCACGCCACAAATCCGATCCGGGTTATCAACTTCCATTGCGGCCTTCATGAACCAATCAAATTCATTTTTCTTGGTCATGTCATAAATCATCCAACAATGATTCATGGCGTAATTTTCTGTCATGTGTTCAATCCAGTCTTGAACCTTTGAACATTGACACACCAGAAGATTTACACGGCTGTTCAACTTCAGGGCTTTTTCGGAACCAACAAAGGTTTTCCCAAGGCCCATATCAAGGTAATAGGCCACCCGGTTCTTCCCCTCGGTTTCATCAAGGGCCTGTTGTTGGTGCTGGAACAGCGTGATCATAGGGTTTCAGGCCCTTCAATCATGGAAAGGTAATTTTCCACATTCACACCACGGGAAAGAAGTTCGGCCTTCATAGCCATTCCCAAGGGGCTGTTCAAGGCGTAATCACTCACCTGTTCCGGGGAAAGGGAAGTGATGTTGAACAAGGACTGTTTCACCAACTCGGAATGACCGCCACCGAAGGGATCAAAAGGGCAACAGTCAGGGGTGGCTTCAATGTCACGAACCACCATAGATACCACCACGCCGGGGCGGTTCTTCAGCATCTTCACTGTGTTCAACAGGTGATCGGTTCCCATTTCTGCGGGGCGGAAAGCCTGTCCACCGGCTCCGATCCACAAGGTTCCATCAAATCTGGTTTTCATGTTCATCATCCTTTCTTTCCGGTCAAGCGAACAATGTAAATGCAGTTGTCCACCCGGTATGCGTCATACCCTTTCGAGTTCTTCTCGTTGTACTTGCGCCGGTGGCTGGAAATGGTGGAAAGTTTGGTTCTTGCGGCCTTGGCGCTTTCATACTGGAAACACATATTCTTTGCGTTTCCGCTGGTCAGGAAATCTTCAATGGCCTTGACTTCCTCGCTTTTGCTCCCACCATGAAACTGGTTCTTGGGTGGTGCCTGAACATTGTATTTGATTTCCAAAAAATCACCTTCTTCATAAAATTTCAGTTCCGGGGGCCGGGATCGTGTCTATGTAACACAGATCATCCGTTCCGGGGATCACATCATACAGGCTAACGGTTTGGGGTTCTTTGGCCCGTTTTTCCCGCTCATGCCCTATGGCTGACCGCATAGCTTGACAGGCCACGGTGACAAATTTCACCTTTTGCAGATCAGGAAGGGCAAACCAGCGTTTCACAGCCAGCAAATAGCGGAAAATCACAACATCAAACCATTCCGATCTGTTAAGGCCCTGCTTGTCTAAATACCACCAAACAATATTGATGTTGTCCGTGGCAAATTGGGCTTCTTTCGGGGTAAGGGGGCGTTCATAAAAGGATTTTGGCAACCGTAAGCCGCCGCCCACCTCGTTTCTTTCCGGTTTCACACATCCCCCCCCCCAATCTGTCAGGCAGTCAGGCCGAAGAAGGAATTGAACTGATCAGCACCCACATAATCACGGAACTTGGTGGGGTTGATGTAGTAATTCCAGCAAGCGCCGGTTCCGGGAACAGCGTTCCCGAAGGGAAGAAGGCCACGCTGAAGGCCGATTCTGACGAACTGATCAGATTTTCCCATGCACCGGGCGGCTTCCTTCACGCTGATCTTCTTGATGGGCGGTTCCGCAACCGGGGCGGCTCCATAACCCATCAGGTAATCAAAGGAAACGCCGGTGGCATCGGCAAGGGCCTTGATACGGTCAGGGCCGGGGGTGTTCTTCCCGGAAAGGTATTGGCTGATAGCGGCCTTGGAAGCCCCGGCCTGTTCAGACAGGGCGGATTGGCTCATGTTGGCCTGTTCCATAGCGTTCTTCAAACGCTCTGCAAAGGTGGTCATTGTGCATACTCCTTTCAAACAGCTTTATTGGGTTATCACTCTTGTTCTTCAAAGGCCACTTCACATTCTCCACAGAGAACATGAACTTCCTTGGTGGCCCGGATGATGGTTCCGCAACAGGGGCAAACATACTTACGGGAACTTGATCCCCCCCCCCTTCCGGGAACCCTTCAGCGGATTGGTACGGGGCCGAACCAGACAGAACCCGGACTTGCCAAGGGATTTTACAAAGGCTTCAGCTTGCGGGTTCAGGGTGGTTTTGTGCCATCCGTACTTTTCGCCTTTCTCCACAGTCAGCCCGTGGGCTTCAGCGGTTTCCTTGAACTTCCGGTTGTGGTAGGAACCAGAACGGGAAGTGTCTTGAACATTGTCCTGAAGGTTCTGAAGGTGAACCATTTCGTGAAGCAAGGTTCCACAGGTTTCTTCAAAGGGGCGGTTCAGGTATTCGGCACACAGGTTGATTTCGTAATAGCCGCCTTCCTTGGTGCCGTCTTGCCACGCCTTCCAAGCGGTACACCACCCATAGGCCCCACGGGTATGATCCGGGGAAACGGTGATCACGGGCTTTTCCAGCTTCCCTTCAAAGAAGGCTTTGTTGAACTTTGAAAACAAGGTTTCAAGTTCATCAATGACCGGTTTCAAACTGACTTCATTCATGGTTCTTACTCCTTGCGGTGTCCTTTAGGACACTTTCGCATCAAAAAAAATTCCCACCGGGGTTTCAAGGTTCAGAAAATCCACGATCTTCTGAATCTCGCCTTGGGTGAACTCCGAACCCCCATTACACTTTCGGTAAAAGGCGGATCGGGAAATCCCAAGGACTTCACACAGCTTGGCACGGGTGACACCCCGAACGGACATTTCATATTCCAACCGGGCCTTGTTCATTCGCTCACATCCTTTCTTCAAAAATAGAACAGCCAAAGCCCCAACAAGCAATTTCCGGGCGGTCATGTCTTTTACATGGGGATTGATACCCAATACCCGAACCCATAAACCGGGGGCGCTCATATTGTCGCTGTTGCCCTGCCATCATCAGCACCGGTGGGGCGGTTCCGGTGGACAGGCCATCAGGCCCGTTTCGGCTTAAAGATCATGAACATATTCATAAACGGAAGTGTTTTCTGATTCCAGAATGTACCGATACGCTTCATCAATATCTTTACAATCAACTGGTTCGGTACTGCTATTGTGAATGTCATGCACCGGCCACAGATCGGAATGGGGGTTTTCATAGGCTTCCTTTTCAATTTCCGGGGTTGCCGGGTAAACACGGAAGCGGCGAATGGTCTGTTCATCATAAAAGCGATCCGGTTCCTCAAAACCATCCAGCAAATTGTAAAAAAACTTCATATCTCATATACCCCTTTCGGTGTCTTATTCGCTTTTGCCGTGTCCTTTAGGACACCATCATAGTATCACACCCCTTGTCGCTTGTCAACCCCATTTGTGGATTAAAAGAAACTTTTTTTGTTTTTTCGCTTTAGGGGTTGCAAAAAAGACACATTGCGGTTATACTGTTGTTACTAACCGTGAAAGGGGTGTTGATGTGGCTGATTTGACTATGGGCCAAAAAATCAAGGCTTTGCGTGAAGAAAATAATCTTACTCTTGAACAGGTGGGCAATGCTGTTGGCGTGGGTAAAAGCACCGTTCGGAAATGGGAAAATGGGATTATTGCCAATATGCGCCGTGATAAAATAGCAGACTTGGCGAAAGTTCTTCACACCACACCGGCCTATTTAATGGGCTGGAAAGAAGAAGTTGAATTGGATAACCTATTTAGAATTGAAAAGCGAAAGTTCCCATTACTTGGGAACATTGCTTGTGGAACCCCTATCTTTGCCAACGAAGAAAAGGAACTGTATGTGGAAGCTGGTACAAACATTCATGCTGATTTCTGCTTGAAGGCCAAGGGTGATTCCATGATCGGGGCCAGAATCTATGACGGGGATATTGTGTTCATCAGAAAACAGGAAATGGTGGATGATGGTGAAATTGCCGCTGTCCTGATTGGTGATGAAGCCACATTGAAGCGTGTTCAATATAATCCTGAAGAAAACGAACTGTTGTTGTTCGCTGAAAATCCAAAGTATAAAACCATGCGTTACACAGGCGAAGAACTGAATCATATCAGGATTCTTGGAAAAGCCGTAGCCTTCCAAAGTGATATTCGTTGAAAGGGGGAAACCTCATGTTTGGAAAAAAAGAACGCTGTGCGATATGCGGTGAAAAACTTTCCTTTACGGCAATTCAAATCAACGGTGGTTCCATTTGTCCTGCTTGCAACCGTCTTTCCACCGGCTCCCCCTTGGCATCTGTGGAACAGGTGAAAAAGGCATGGGAAGAAAACCACAATCGTTTCCGTAACTTTAACCCCGGAATGGTCATTTCAGATTTCGCAAGCGGCTTTTTGTTCATTGATCCTGAACAGAAAATGTTTTACCTGTCCAACAGTAAAAAAACAAAGCTGGAACCTGTTGTTTTCAAGTTCTCTGAAATCAATGCCTTTAAGATTGAACAGGTTGGACAGAAAACCATTACTAAGACAAAAGGCGGGATTGGTAGGGCCGTTGTTGGCGGGGCCTTATTCGGAACAGCCGGGGCCATCGTTGGTGCCGCAACTGCCAAACAGGAAACGAAGGAAGTTGGTGGCGTTCCAATTTTATATGTTGATTTGTCCATCAACGGGATGAACACCACCGTTTCCATCTCCAACCCACCCCTGAAAGCCGCTGATTATCTTGAAAACGCTATGAACGAATAATCCTTCAACATTCAAGATCAAATCCCTTCTGGTTATATTTTTCATACTTCTTATATACTCTTTTTTTCTTTCATGTTTGAAGTATCTGCACTATCTTGAATGTTGAAGGATTATCCCAAACCGCTTGCCTTACCGGGCTTTTGGTTCATTCAACATCCATTCAAAATGCAAAAAAAAATGACCGCCCCCGGTCTTGCACACCGGAAGCGGTCAGGCGAAACAAACCCTTTTGAAGTTAATGTTTCAAACGCCTTTGAACATTATATCACATGGGGTTTAGCTTTGCCATACCCAATTTTGAAAGTTCAGGTGATATAATGCGAAATCCAAACGGGTATGGAACGGTTGCAAAGCTATCAGGCCAGCGCCGCCGCCCATACATTGTGAAGAAAACCATAGGTTGGAATGACAAAGGCCACCCCATCTATGACATTATCGGCTATGCTGAAACCCGTGAAGCCGGGAACATCATGCTTGCTGAATACAACCGTGATCCTTGGGATGTTGACCGGGCCAAGATCACCCTTCAACAGCTTTTTGACCTCTGGAAAGAGAAGAAGGCCCCGAAGCTGGGTGAATCCAATCGTTCTTCCCTCTGTTCAGCGTTCAAGCATTGTTCAGCGTATGTGAACAAACCTTACAAGCAACTGCGATCCTACCAAATGCAAGAAACCATTGATGGTTGTGGGAAAGGGTATAGCACCCAAGCGGCCATCAAGAACCTGTGGGGCCACCTTGACCGGTTCGCCCTTGAAATGGATATAATAAACCGGTGCTTCTCCGAACTTCTGACTTCTGATCCAATACCGCCCACCAGCCGCCTTCCGTTCACCAACGATGAAATCAAAACGGTGTGGGAACATCAGTCTGATCCTTGGGTTGATACTGTTTTGATCTTGCTATATTCCGGGTGGCGTATCTCTGAATTTTTGAACCTGAAACCTGAAGATATAGACTTGAAGGAAGGCACGATGAAGGGCGGCACCAAAACGAAAGCCGGTAAGAACCGCATTGTTCCCATCCATCCAAAGATCAGGCCCTTGATTGAACGGCGGCTTGCCGAAGGTGGCCCCGGCTGATCAGCTACAACGGGAAGATTTGCAATCAAACCCAATACCGGATATTTTGGGCGGATATTATGAAGGCCCTGAAGCTGAACCATACCCCGCACGAATGCCGCCACACCTTTGAAACCAAATTGGATAGCGCCGGGGCCAACCGGAAATGTATTGATTTGCTCATGGGCCATGTGTCCAAGGACACGGGAAACCGGGTCTATAATCACAAGACTTTGGACGAACTGAAAGCCACCGTGGAACTGATTTCATAGGGTTCAAACCTGTGAACATTTTAGGCCGCTGAACGCTGAACTATGCACACATTAGTAACAAGAAAACCCCGAACCCCTGAAAAATCAAGGGTTCGGGGTTCGTCTGTTTTTATTTTACCATGATCTTTCCATTTGCTTTCCCATGCTGTGCATTCTTTTGTATA